CAAATCTTGGTTTGGCAAACCCAAGTGCAAATTCTTTAATTGCTGAACTTACAAAAATTGCTGGTTCATCTACTGGGCAGGCAACTGCGCTATTGACTAAACTGGAAAATGAACCAACAGTTCCAAAGCCAGAAGTTATTGGTGAATCCAAAGCAGATGGAACAGTTAGTACAGGAAGCAATGTAGATCCAAATCGTGGTTTCCAAGATCCAAATGGTGTATATCCAAAATATAAAAACGAACAAGATACAAATCGTTTAGCCCATGGTAATAATCTTGGGCGCACAATCGTTCTCAAGAAAGAAGCTGCTCAGAAAACAGGTGTTCGTATTGCCAATGGTGGTACATGGGATCAATCTCCAATTCCATACAACGCAGTTTACCCATATAACAAAGTTACTCAAACTGAATCTGGCCATGTCATGGAATTTGACGATACTCCAGGTTCAGAGCGTATTCATCTATATCACAAGTCTGGTTCATTCTTAGAAACTGATGCGAATGGTACTCAGGTTAATCGTATCGTTGGTGATGGATATGAAATTATTGAACGCAACGGATATGTTTATGTTAAGGGCGCATGCAACGTAACAGTTGATGGTGCGCTAAACGTCCGCACAGATAACATCTTTAATTTAGAAGTTTCTGGCGCAGCAAATATTAATGTTTATAATAACGCAAATATTAACGTAAGTGGTGATAGTAATTTGGCTGTTGGTGGCACATTTAATCTAAGAGCCAATAAAATCAATATGCAGTCAGAAGGACAGTTTAATATTAAAGCTGGAACTGGTTTGAATATGCAGTCTGGCTCTGATATGAATGTTTATTCTGAAGGTTCATTATACACTGAAACAGATGGTGATATTAATAATAAAGCCACTGGTGGTATATTCAACGAAACTGACAACGACTACAATATTAAAGCTGGTGGTTTATTTAATGCTGAAAGTGCTTCAAGTTCAAATATTCAATCTACTGAAGGTAAGGTTAATATCTCCGCAACAACTAATTTGAACTTGAAGGCTAATGTATACGCTACGCTGAGTTCTCTTGCTGCAGTTGACATTAAAGCAACTGGTGCTGTTGCAATTGATGGTACTGCTATCTCGTTGAATAATGGACTAGCAACTGGTGCTGGTTCTGCCACTGCAGCCAAAGGCGCTAAACCAGCAGATGCCGCAGGGCAGGCTGACATTGAATTGCCAATTGAAACACGTGGAACTTCTGGTGTAGTTTCATTGCCACCATTAAGTGTCCCTACACGTGGATCTGAAACTCACTTTGAAACAAACGACAAGAGTTCTGGTAATGATGATCTAGCCACATATCGTGCACAAAGAATTTCAAATAATGAAACTTCTGCAACTGATATCACTACAGATACTTTTGCGATGGATAGTGCTAAACCAACAGGAACTTCTTCTGGTTCAGTTATTGTTAATGTGGCAACTATCAAGAATATGTCTACTGATGCGTTCAACGCAGGTATGCGTCTTTCTAAGAACTGGACTCTTGGTGAATTGACAAAGGGTGGTACTAGAATTCCAAGAATGACTTATGTTGTGCCATCAACTAAAGGTGGACCAAGAGATATGAGTCTAACACCGCAAGATATTGTTGCTAACTTGAAAGTTTTATGCGACAACATACTTGAACCAATTACTGAGAAGTACGGTAAAGATGCCTTCACTATTACAAGTTGCTTCAGAAGATGTTCCAATGGACCAAATGATCCAGGAGATCTGGCACTAAGAGACAAAGATGGAAACTATATTCCAGAACATGGTGACCACGTAAAGGGTCAGGCTGTTGATATTACTTTCAAGGAAGGTAAAGCCAAAACTTATGCAGTATGTAAAGAATTACCAAAACTGTTGACTAGCTGGAATCAGTTGATCATGGAATATGACAGAGGTGGTTCTGCTTATTGGATCCATGCTTCCATCAAACAGAATGGCAATAACGGACACTGTTTCAGTATGAATAACCATAAGATGTGCGTGGCCACTGTTAACTCAGGATTCGTATTGGTATAACATGGCTCTGAAGATAACTCAATCAAATCTTATTGGGTTTGAGGTAATCCCAGGAGATGAGCTAGACGTAATTAGAGCAGGAACTGGTGGTGAGGATGGTTCTGGTGGGCAGATTCCTCAAACTTACTTGCCTACAGTTTATGAAGCCGTTGCTTATTCAGTGGATTTGACATTTCAGGGTGCTTATAGTAATGGTGCGGAACCACCAGTTTATACGTATGAACCAGCAACTCTGGTTACTACAAATTACAACTGGGCATCAGTTGGATTAACTTATACGCAGCTGACAACAAATAGCGTAAGAATATCAGGTGGTGTTACAAACTTATTTGCCGATCAATATTATCAGTTCGTTCTACCAAATATGGATTTGCAAATATTAACACCTGATACTAATAAACAATATTATTCATTAACATATTATAGAATGCCTCAGCCAGTAACGTATATGAAAACATATGCAAGCATTTTCGCCACGATACCACCAGACCCATTAGTTGGTGGTTCTTCAACAATAGAAACTGTTGATATGATGCAGTGGGTTCATTGGTCTTTTGCCAGTGCTGCTGCAAATATTCAGTACCTAAAACAACACGGATTAAGATAATGCCATCAGTAGCAAGAATGTCAGATGCAGTAATGTCACCAGACGGAACTGGTTATAAATGTAGAGTGCCAATTACTACATCTTTAGCCGCAGGGAATTATGCGAATGTTACGGCAAATTTTCTTCCAATAGCAGTCAATGGAAGTCCAGTAACACCTCATTTACGTGCTCCCTGCATCCCTGATATTTCTTTTGTTTCTTGTTTCAGAACAGTAACAATAGCAGGCTCACCTGTTGCTACTATCGGAGATTCGGCAAGCGATAATATACTCGTTCAGGGATCTCCAAACGTGTTTGTTGGATTATAGTTTGCATTTAATTACTAAATAAGAATATGGCAAGAAATACACGAACATTCACCGATCTAGATCTAAATTTTCTGGCTCATCCAGTCACTAAAGACGTGACTGCCAAGACCGATGAGCAGGCAGTTAAGGCATCAATACGTAACTTGATTTTAACATCAAACTACGAAAAGCCATTTCACCCAGAAATTGGATCACCAATCAAAGCATTGTTATTTGAACCAGCAACTCCGCTTTTGCCAGTTCTTATTAAAAAGGCTATTAGACAGACTATTGAAAACTTTGAGCCTAGAGCTAGGTTGACTGATATAATTGCGAATTTAAGCGCAGATAACAATGATGTTTACGTAACCGTAGAATTTACCCTAATCAACACTACAACTCCAATTACTGTTGATTTAGTACTTAACAGAACGAGATAAGATATGGCAATCGACAGCAAACGAATCCAAGTTAGCGAACTAGACTTCGACCAAATTAAAACTAACCTTAAGAACTTTCTTAAAGGTCAAAATCAATTTTCTGACTATGACTTTGAAGGTTCTGGTCTGTCAGTTCTGCTGGACGTCTTAGCATACAATACTCACTACAATGCTCTTTACACAAACCTAGCTGTCAATGAGATGTTCCTTGACTCAGCCAGCAAAAGAGCCAGCGTAGTATCTATTGCAAAGTCTTTGGGCTATACGCCAGTATCAGCCACTTCTGCTAGAGCAATTGTTAATATGGAAGTTACTAATCCAACTTCAACTCCATATTCGCTGACCCTGCCTCAGTATACACCATTCTCTACTGTTATTGACGGTAGATCTTATACCTTCTATAATACATCAGAAGTTACAATCATTCCTCCAAATGGAATTTACACATTCACTGATCTAGAATTGGTTGAGGGTACTCCATTGAATTTCAAATATACTGTGGCTGAGGGTCAACAGTATATTATTCCTAATCAGAATGTTGACATGACTACACTTAGAGTTCGTGTTCAAGAATCTCCAACATCTGATATGTTTACTACATTCGTTCCAGCAACTTCTTTAGTTCAGTTGGCTTCTGATAGTAATGTATATTTCTCTAAAGAAATTGATAACGGATTATACGAAATTGTGTTCGGTGATGGCGTAGTATCTTCTGCTTTGACTAACGGTAACGTAGTTCATATTGATTATTTTGTAACTAAGGGTTCTATTGCCAATGGCGCACGTCAGTTCCTTTATAATGGAAGCACCTTAATTGGTGGAGTTCCAGTAATTACTACAACTACTCCAGCTACTGGTGGAACTGAGGCTGAAACAATTGATAGTATTAAGTACAATGCGCCAAGATTATACGCTGCGCAAAATCGTGCAGTTACACCCGATGATTATAAAGCATTAATCTACGGAGCATTCCCATATATTAAATCAGTTTCAGTTTGGGGTGGTGAAGATAATAATCCTCCAGTTTATGGAAGAACTTATATCTGTGCTAAACCAACAGACGCAGTTAAATTAACTAACCAACAAAAGTCTGATATTACTAGCACACTACTTTCTTCAAGAAACGTAGTTTCTATCACGCCAGTTATTGTTGATCCTGAGTATATTAATATTGCTCTTGATGTTACAGTTTATTACAATGATAGAAAAACAACAAGAAGCGCATCTCAAATTGCAACTTTAGTTACTGATACTATTTTCGCTTACGATACTGCAAACTTACAGAAGTTTGATGGGGTATTCCGTTTTTCTCAATTGAGTCGTTTAATTGATTTAGCTGAGTCATCGATCGTTAGCAACATTACAACAGTTTTGCTACGCAGAAAAGTAGCACCTCGTTATAATGTTTCTGCTGAATACACAATCAATCTAGTTAATCCAATTTTCTCTGCGGGTGTTCCTGAAGGTGCGGTTACTTCAACTGGATTCTACATCAAAGGTAGCGATCAGATTCATTATCTTCAAGATGATGGTGTTGGCAACGTACAGCTGTATTATATTATTGCATCAAACGCAGCTACAACTGGAACCACCAAGTTTATTGTAAATCCATCGATTGGAACTGTTGACTACGCTAATGGTATCTTCAATGTAAAGAATCTAAATATTACTGCCCTAGCAGATATTGATTGGGAAATTACATTTAAACCACAATCCAACGATGTTGTTTCTGCTTATACCCAGATTGCTGAAATTGCACGTGACCATTTAACTGTTACGGCAATCGCTGACAAAACTTCCAATGGCGATCTCCGTGGTGGAAAGAATTATACGTTTACTTCTAGCAGAAACTAATGATTACCAGACCTAAATTATCTTCCCTGTTACCAGCGCAGGTTCCTGAGTTCGTCAGGGAAGATTATACAACATTCGTTGATTTCTTAAAAGCGTATTATGAGTTCTTGGATCAGAATTATAATCCAGAGTTTACAACTTTAAGAGATCTAGACAAAACCCTCGATTCATTTATCGATCACTTTAAAAATGAACTTGCGGTTAATGTTCCATATAGTGTTGTAAATGAAAGATTTTTATTAGAGAAAATCAAAGACCAGTACCTCGCTAAAGGTTCTGAGGCTTCTTTTAAATTATTATTCAAGATCCTTTTTAATAAACAGGTAACTGTTGATTACCCATCAAGACAAATCCTTCGTGCATCTGATGGTAAATGGAATCAAGACGTTGCAGTCTTTGCCAGAGTTAATGCTGGCAATCCAGAAGATATTGTTGGTAAAATTGTTGATGTTGTAACTGCAACTAAAATTCTACGAGTTCAGGTTGACAAAAGACAGTATGTTGAAATTGAAGTTGATAACGTAGTTCAAATTTCTGAAAATATCTATGAATTCTACATTGATCGTAGATTCTTTGGCGACATTAGCGTTGGTGACTCTTTACGTTATGGCGATACTTTTGACGCCACAGTTGTAGCAACAACATCAAAAGTAGAGATTCAAAGGGCTGGTAAACGATTTAAAGTTGGCGATCTGTATGAAGTTAAGAATGGCGGTGGCGCTGGTTCATTACTAAAAGTATCTAGAGTTGACTCTGGCGGTGGTATTGAGGCTGTTGAATTTGTTAAATACGGTATTGGTTATACCACTGATTTTACATCTAACCTAATTCCTATCTCTGGTCTTTCTGCAAATTCTAATCTCGGCAGTGGATTAACTATTACTGGCGGAAGTCCCAGCTGGACAGTGGGTTTCAATGAAGCCACTGATGGTTTCTTTGAGCAGGGTATTATTAACACTTC